GGGATTGTGTAGAACACAATGTGTTGTGCACGACACTGACTCCGTGGAGGCAATGGCGGGCACGCCCTGCGCATCCCTACGCATAAGGGACCAGGTCAACACCGGCATGGGTTGCCAGGACAGTGCTGAGAGCTGGATTTCTGGGTATCGGGTTTGCCAACCTACTGTAGACACTAGGTGCACTGGATGCTTGCGGCGCGAGTCATAATTACCTATCGTATTACCGTTATCACATACTTGAACTATGAGTATGACGCGCACACTCAAAGATTCTTACCGTTGAGGGACATAGATGCTTGACTCGGTGATGACCTATTATGCCCTGAATTGTGGCTCGGCGCTTGGCTCGTTCTAGTACCAGAACTCCTAGCGCTTTTTGGTGATGCCTGCTCTGGCGGTTTCCCTCCGCCCTGCTGTTCATGTGCCGCTTGCCTGACCGTGGTGCCACCTGCTGAGCCTGAATCGGTAGCTGGGATTGCGCGCAGAAACTGCAAGCTAGCGCTGATTTCCTCATGATATGGCTCACCCGCTGGCTTCGGGCGTTCAACCTTGGGCAATGTGGCTGGCATATCCTTGTCCCGGCTCATCAGTCGTACCGGCCGGCAGACTGCATTCCAAGCCTTCATCGCGCCCATGGTTTGGTACTCCATTGGTGTCAATGCTGCCTGAGCGTAAGATTCAGACATCAGCTGCAATGGCCTGCCTCGTGCCAGCTGGTATATCAAGAGCTCTCTATAATGATCCCCACGATAGTCGCCCTCTCCAATGACGGAGCCTGACATAGTTACTCCTCTATCGAATACCCCGGCTAGAGCAACTGCTGGTGAGCTATTGTACCAAGCCAACAACCATCCCGCTGACCTGAATGCTGACATAGCGCGAGTAAGCCCAGCCTGCACGTTATCAAACGGATGCACCCATTCTAGCGACGCAGATGCCCCGGAGAGGTTCGCCCATATTTCCGCACCCAACGTCCGTGCTTGAACACTATCACTCAAGGCCCCCACCACCCTAGCCAAGACATCGCTGGTTAACACTCGACTAGTGCGCTTAAAACTACCCACAAGAGCCGCGGCACCTGCCAAGTAACCCTTGCCAACTAATGCTGCCCTACTCACAAGGCTCTCGACACTCAAGATGTTCAGATGGGCTTTTGACGTATTCTCCGTTAGCAGGTACGCAGCCCCATCCATCTTAGGGCTTGCAGCACGGTACGGCAGTGTGGCCACTTCACCCCAGATGAATGGCCCGACAGCTGTATGTAGCATCACCTCAGCTGCTTCGTGCACGAGTCCGATACTCTGTGCATAGGCATTGTAGAACGATAATGCGAGCTCCGGATTGTCTAGAACTCTCATGTAATCGTCAACGCGTGGCGCAACGTCTGCATCATTCATTTGGCCCGTCTTGCGCGTAAACACTATGTCAGTAGATTCCAGAAGCGCAACCTCCGGTTCGCTCAGAAGCCCAGCATAAACTGTATCGATGGTGTTGTAGTGCTGCAACCCACGTGCGCCCATAACGAGGAAAGCCCGATACAGAGGAGATAGTTCGGAGCCCACATACCACCAGCTTGAATTGCGCAAACTATCCGGCCGTACCATGGGTAGTGATGCGGTCAATACGGAGCGCATATGCTTACGTTCATCCATGGCTTTGCGCTTCCCATTCCGCTTCGCCGACTCTTTAACCACCATGCTGTGTAACACTATACGTGCGAGAGAGTGTAAACGAAAACCGTAATCGTCTTGAGAAGCGTGCTCACCCACCAAGCCACGCAAAGCTTCAAATCGATTCACCAACATTCCATTGTCTGCCGCTTGTTCACCGAGAGGATCAGGAGTTGAAATGCTGTCCATAGCCGTTATGCGAGGTAGCTTCAATCCGGCTGTTTTTGCGTATTCCTCTACTGACTGGGCGCTCAGCATAGAGTTGACGGCTGCCCCGTTTAAGTCCGGCTCTGCCCGATAGTGATACCCGTCGGTTGTAGCCACCAGTCGAGTTTTCTTACCGTAGTATTCGTAGTCTAGAGCGCCTTCCACAATCATCTCACTACCCAGAGCACTCACATCTCTGCTGTCTCCTACTTCGTAAACACCCACCATCTTGCTACTCGTGTAGCCCACCCTTGCCTCACCACGAGCTGGTGCCCACCGCTCTGTAGTAGCCAGCCAATCACGTATACCGTCTACACCAGCGGGGACGTCATCACTAGGTGTGACCGGTTCATATAACCTAGGGCTATCTGGCAGCACTACGTGCCGCACGGGAATAGCCGAAAACATCGTCGAGCGCCAAGGCGCCTTGGGATCTGCTTCAAATGACATAACGAAATGTACACACTGTGACTTGATCTACAGTGGATAGTATCGTTGATGCTGAATTAAGCTATCGTGTTAATGTTGTGTGTGCGTATTTGGAGTTGTGTATGTATTGTGCCCGCCGGCAGCTGTTACTAAACTATGAGTGCAGTAACACCAACCTTAGGCTTTTACTCTTTTTTGCG